TACCCTGGGGTAGACGCGCGGCGACGTCGCGGGCAAACGCCCGCATGACACGCCCGCGACAACAGCCCCCGGTGTGACACTAGGTTTAGGTTATCCTACGGATGATCATTACGGGAACTATGGGCCGGACCATTGAGCGCCCCGTATTTTAAGCAAAAAAACGATGATTGAGGAGCTTGTGACTTAAGAGGTAGCAAGTTTGCGAGGCTCTGTAAAGACGGCCTCAAACTCAATAAGGATGTCACAACGAACAGCCATAGTATTAACATTAGCTGGATTATACGCAAAGACGTGAAGATACGTTTGCTCCGTTGGATTAGAAGCACTATCGCCACGATAAAGATCATCACCAGTGATATTTCCAGGCCTTCCGTTGATCTTACCGATATTAAACGGCGTAGTAAGCTGACAAGCAGATTTGGGATCACCATTACGAGGAGCAATGAAACTTCGAGTCAATAGACCATTTTCGACCAATTTATAATAACTGGTCTCTACACTGTCAGATGGAAACAAGGCAATACCCACGAAGCCACATTCAGTGGCTGACTCGTTGGTGAAGTTTACGGTGATCTTACCTTGTCTAACAGTATAATGTTCATAAAGAGCCATAAGCTGATCAAAACCCATAGGTTGATGACCACCACCCGAAAGGTTAGGATCGTACATACCGTTAGCCGACATGACATAGGCAGTAGAAGCCTGCCCAGTCGGTGAAATAGAAATATTGTCGTTGTAGAGCAATCTAGAAACATGCTTGATTGCCACAACAGGAGGACGAGTAAGAATGTTAAGAGGTCTAAAATTAGACAATCTCGAAGGAGCTAGCTTAACAAGGGGATAACGAGCCGCGGCCCTAGCACGTATGACACGTGCAGGTTGGCGGGATCGCGACATCTTTGACTGGGACTTGCGCTCCATGATGGGTGCATATAGTGGTGACGACAATACTTAAGGTAAAAATTAATTAATCATTAATTAAAGTATCGCCTGATTATCTTCACTGCCCTCATATAGCCATCGAAGATGACTGAAGAGACCAGGAAGAAGAGAAACTATTGCTTCACATGGAACAATTACACAAGCGATGATATCGCATGCGTGTTGGCATGGAAGGGAGTTAAGTACTTAGTCTTCGGGGAAGAAAAAGGAAGTGAAGAGGAGACGCCGCATCTGCAAGGATACGTCGAATGGTCGGAAGGCAAAGCCATCAAACCGACATTAAAGAAGCTAGGAGCTAGCATTCATTGGGAAGAACGCAGGGCCACAGCGGCCACTGCTGCCGCATACTGTAAGAAGGGAGATCAACCACATGCCGAATGGGACGACAAAGGGGTTGACGGACCTACATACGGGTTGCGGGCAAAGATACATGAAGTAGGGACCATCTCAGCACCAGGCAAGCGTACAGACCTAAAGGACTGTGCAGAGATGATAATGAATGGTGTGAGCATAAGGGACGTAGCGGCCCACGACCCGGCTACATTCGTTAAATACCACAAAGGATTTGCAGCACTCAAAGCGACCTTATACACTCACAGGAACGAGCCACCCACGGTGCACTGGCGTTGGGGCAAAGCAGGCACCGGAAAGACTCGAGGACCAGTTGAAGCCCATACATCCAGCCATTACATTAAGGATGGCTCCAAATGGTGGGACGGATACGAGCAGCAAGAGGCAATCATCATAGATGACTTCCACCGCCCAGAAACCGACGGTGCGTTTAGGGCTCTCTTGCAACTACTCGACCGTTACCACTATCAAGGTGAATACAAAGGCGGATTTATCCCTATAAACTCTCCCTACATCTATATAACCTGTGAATACCCGCCATCGTACTTTTGGAAGGACAATGAGCTTGCACAGGTGATGCGCAGACTAGCATCAATAGTAGAGGTAGTAGCAACTAATTAGTTAGTTACATGGTGCCTCGCTCCGCTCACCCTACGCTTCGCTCCGGGCTGCGGATACGTCGCCCTGCGGGCTCGTAACCTTGGCTTTACAAGGTAAGAACAACAATTGTTGTTTAGCTCTTGCTGATCGGAACAGCAAATCGCCACAGAGGTTGCCAGGTAATACTGACTGGCACCCCTGTGTAGATCAATACAAGATCTTTTTTTGCACTCACGGGGGTTATCCTGCTGCCGCGGGGATGCATGCAAGCATTCGCCCCACAACGCGCCGCGCTACCCTGGGGTAGACGCGCGGCGACGTCGCGGGCAAACGCC